CTCGAGCTCGGCGCGCGCCTTACCCTCGGCCTTGAGCTTCGCGGGCAGCTCCTTGATCGCGGCGTCCTTCGTCTCGACGTCCTTCTGCAAGGTGTCGATCTTCGCCTGCAGCTTGGTGGCGTCGGAGGTCGCCGTGTCGAGCTTGGCCTGGAGCGCCTTCATGGCGTCATCCTGGTTCTTCTGGAAGCGTGCGAACGTCTGCGCGCCCTGCTCGGTGGTGACCTCGACGTCGATTCCGTCGATGCGGATCGTGTGCTTCACGGGTGGCTCCTGGTTGTGGGGATCGCTGCCAGGCTCGGGGTTGTCACCGGGCTCGGTCCCATTTCGTATCACGACACTTTCGGCTGCGTCCATTCTCACCGCGGCCTCACGCCCGGCGCGCCCCTTGGGGACCACCGCCACGTGGTTGCCGCGGATCTTCCGCTGGATCACGTCGTACCGCTCACCCGAGGCCGTCACGCCGGGCTTCTCCTCGAGATCGCAGGTGTAGCCGCACGACAGCTCCCGGGCCTCGCCCGTCTCGAGCTTGGCCACGAGCTCGTCGTCGGTGATGAACAGCGGGGCCTGCACGAACTGATCGGCGCGCTTGGGCGTCTCGCCCACGTTGCCCCGCGCGTACTCGCGGGTGTTGCCGGCGTCGAGGAACTCGGGCGGGTGCTCGTCGGTGACAGGCACCAGGGAGAAGCTCTCGAGGGCCTCGGGGGAGAACACCTCGGAGTCGAGGCGGAGCTCGCGGCGCGTCTTGCCGTTGGGCAGGCGGTACTCGAACACGCCGGTGCGAGTGAGCAGCCCGTCGACGCGGAGCCACCCGTTGGGCATCTTCTTCGCCTTCCCGGTGTCGCCGGAGGCCTTGTCGATTCGTCGCGCGCGTTCGGTCATGGCGAAGACCGTATCAGAGCCTCTTGCGGTTGGCCCCGCGGCCGCTCCACACCCACGGGTGCACCACCCCGCCCTCGACGTCGCCGTACTTCACTCGTGCGAGGGTGAAGCGCGCCGGCATGCCGTTCGGGTGCAGCTTGATCGCGAGGATCAGGTATCGCGCCGCGGTGCTCCTGAGTTGGTCACCCACCGCGGGGGGCGGGCCCTTCCACTCGCGAACGTACGCGCGCCTGGTCTTCACCGCGGCACCTGGTCGATTCCCCTGCAGGTGGAGCAGCTCGCGCGGTCGTGCTCGGGCTTGAGCTGCTCGAGCCGGTGGTGCAGGGCGGACCTGATCGCCTCGAGGCCCTCGCGGCCGCTGGTGATCTTGAGCAGGTCAACGGCGACGGTGAGCGTCTCGAGCTGCTCGACCGTCGCCTGCAGCCGCTTCCGATCGCACCGCTGCAGGTCCGCGAGCTCGGCCGAGGTGTAGACCGCTACGCCTTCTTCGCGGCCGCGCACGCCTTGATCGCCTCGAGCACCTGCAGCGGGGAGTAGCGCCGGCGGCCGTCGAGCAGCTCCACCTGGTCGGCGGGGATGGCTCGCAGGAAGGGCACGAGCTCCTCGGGCTTCACGCCGGCGTGCTTGGCCGCGGCCGCGAGCTGGTGCTGCACGTCTCGCCGGCTCATCGGGTGAGCACCGCGATCGTGGTGATGCACACGCCCAGGCCGATCATGAGGCCGGCGACCAGGCCCACGAAGAACCCCTCGCGGTGTTCCTTCGAGATCCACGGGGTCGGCGTCGCCCCCACCGGCCGGCCGAGGCTGTCGGTGAACAACGGCGGGGCAGGGCGAGGGGTGAGCGGCGGAGCTCGAGGAACGCGACCAGGGGGCGCGCCGAGCTCGTGGTGCCGCACCTCAGCGCGGAGCGTGAGGGTCTTCTCGCCGTTGATCACGGTGAGCTTCGGATCCCAGGGCTTGGCCATGATCAGGGCGCCTCAACGGATTCCGCGCAGTCGTCGCAGTTGTCGACGTCGTGCCCCTCGGCGGGCTTGCCGCACAGCGCGAACTTCGCCTCGAGCTCGGGGGCAGGGGGCGCGGGCACCGGCTCGCCCTTGCTCATGCTCTCGGTGGTGGCCTGGGCGGCCGCGCGCACCTCGGTGTCGGTGGGCTGCACCGCGCACGTGGGGCAGGGCACGCCCTCGATCGCCTCGTGCCCCTTGTCGCAGCGGTACCGCACGTGCTCGCAGGCCTTCGCCGCCTTCACGATGCTGAGAGCAGCGCGCACCGCGCAGTCTTTCGCCTCGAGCAGGTGCTCGATCGCGCGCTCGGTCTGCAGGTACGCCGCGTTGAGGTTGGGCGGGAGCTGGTGGAGCTGCAGGAAGTGAGCGGAGGGCATCTCCTCGACCAGGGCGCGCTCCTCGGCGGTGGGGCAGAGCTCGAGCAGCTCGCGGCGCTTGTGCTGGCAGTGCAGGTAGAGCTCGCCGGCGAGGGAGCGATCGAGGGCGATCGCCGCGCGTGCGAAGGTGGCGCTGACTTCCTGCAGGTACGCGGGCAGGTGCGCGAAGTCGAAGTAGGAGAGCAACGGGGAACGGTAGACGGGCAGGGGGGTGGTGGGCATTCGGCCACCCTAGCTCCGGTCACTCCTCGCTGTCGTCTTCGTCGAGCTGCTCGAGGATCGCCTCGAAGTCTGGTTCCGCGGTGCACCTGCAGTTGATCGGGTGCCCCGGGTGCCCCTCCTCGGGTGGATCGTCCCACGCGATGCGCTTGCCCTCGAGGGACACGTGCGTCGGCCGCACGCGCTCGTCGCCTGAGGTGCGCCAGAAGTAGTGCGTCAGCCCCACCTCGGTCTGCCGCGCCTTCTGCACGGTGCCGTAGAACTTCCCCACCTGGTCGCGGGCGATCAGCGCGGCCCTCGAGCGCGACACCTCGAAGCGCGCCTCGATCTCGTCGCGCAGTGTCTCCCACCGGGCCCCGCGGTCGACGCCGGCGATCACCAGGCGCTCCACCTGGTCGAGGGAGCGATCGGGGATGGTCTTGATCAGGCGCACGTTCTCGCCAGCCCATGATCGGAGCTGCTCGCCGAACCTGGGATCCGACAGCGGCACCTCGATCCCGAGGCTCTGCCTGATCTGCCGCTGCAGCTCGCTGCCCTGGTACGTGCTGGTGCGCCGGCCGAACTCGCGGATCTGCTCCTCGAGGCGACGGTCGACGGTGACGCCCTGGTCGACGCTCAAGCGCACGACGTCGAGGATCGTCCGCGCGTCGTCGGCCGCGGCGTCGGCGCGCTGGTCACCCCGGCGGCCGCGCTCGAGCAGCTCGGGGAGCCGCGAGTAGACGCGCTCGCGAACGATTGCGCGCGTGGCGTTCGCGATCCCGAGCAGGTACCGCGCGTAGCTCGTCTCGATCGCCTTCGGGTAGCGCTGGGGCGTGACGCGCCGGCCCCTCACCGAGCGGCCGAGCAGGCGCGCGTTGCGCCTCGAGCGGAGGATGTTGGCGATCGCCTGCGTGGCCATGGCTCACTCCGCGGGGGCGGGAGCTCCCGGGGGTTTCGGCTTGGGCTTGAAGCCCGGCTTGTCGGTGGGCGGGTCGGCCTCGGGGTCGTCGGGGTCGACGTTCGGATCCTCGAGCGGGTCAGCGTTGGCGATCGCCTCGCGCGTCTCCTCGTCGAGGTGCGTCTCGGCCGACCAGGTGTCGCCGCCGAACCGCGAGCGGGCGATCTCCTCGGGCATCAGCACCTGGTCGGTCACGTAGATGTGATCGGCCTGGGCGGTCTTGAGGCGAACGTCGGCCACCTCCGCCGGCGTGGGCAGCCACATCTCGCCGTACTGCACAGACCAGCGCGCCGGCTCGACCCCGCCGGTGGGCCCGTCGATCGACAGGAACAGCGCCTTCACGATCTGGTTGAGCTTGGGGGTGAGCGTGAGGGGGCGATCGCCGGCGAGCTGGTCGTAGTACCACCGCGTGTTCGGGTCGCCGGTGGCGTTCAACCCCGAGGGCGACTGGCCGAAGAGAATCGCCGCCGGCATGTCGACGTCGGCCGCGAGGCGGTTGCTCATGCGGTCGAGCAGCTCGGCGAGGCCGGAGACGGGGGTCTGCTGTCGCTCCACCTTGTCTTTCGAGTCGACGACGATCCCCCCGATGATCGAGCGCCCGAGGTTCACCTGCTCGATCCGCTTCGTCACGACGTCGTCCTCGCCGGCGGCGATCGCCTCGGCCAGGCCTTCCATCATCATCACGAGCTGGGAGAAGTCCTGCAGCAACACCGGGATCGTCTCGTACGAGGTGTCGAAGTCGCGGAGCGTCGTCGCCCAGCGCTCCATGATCGAACGCCCCCACCCGCGATTCTCGGCCGTGTGCCGCCTCGAGACGCGCACGCCGTCGAAACGCACCAGGCGCGTGTGGTGGACCTCGAAGCCCTCGCCGGTGGGCACGTTGCCCTGCGTCTCGCGTCGCACGCGGTAGATCGTCGGCTGCCCGTATCCGCCGCTGAGGGGGTTGGTGTTCCACCTGGTGGGCCAGCACTCGCGGGGGCGGAGCGTGACCAGGTACCGCACGCCCTTGAGCGTCGCCCACCGCACGGGCTTGCGCAGGTCGCTCTGGCCATCGTCGAGGCCCATGAGCAGGGCGGAGCCGCCGTACGCTCGAGCCCAGGCGCGCGCCTCGATCACCGCGGCCACGACGCCGAGCTCGTCGATCAACGCGGCCATCTTCTCGG